GTGGCCGAGGTGGCGCTGGAAGTGGTAGTGGTGCATTGAATGTTGGTGTTGATGGCACTGTGAACACTGGTTCTGGTGGAGGCGGTAGTTCTTGGAACGGTGCTCCAATCGCTGGTGCCGATGGTGGTTCAGGTATTGTCATTGTAAGATATGACATGACGGCTAATTAGGAGATTATGTAAATGTCACATTACGCAAAAGTAGAAAAAGGTAAAGTAATTAAGGTTATAGTTGCCGAAGAAGAGTTTTTTGAAACATTTGTAGATGACACACCGGGCGAGTGGGTTAAAACAAGTTATAATACAAAGGCAGGTGAACATACTGAAGGGGGAACACCTTTAAGAAAAAATTATGCTGGAGTAGATTGGAACTATGATGGAGTAGGTTTCTTCCCACCACAACCCTTTAATAGTTGGACACTAAATGATACAACATATTTATGGGAGCCTCCTGTAGATTATCCATCAGATTATGATGGGAGTAATTATACTTGGAATGAAACAAATAAAAGATGGGTTGAGACAACCGAATAAATAATAATGGAAAACAAAGGTAGAAACTAAATGGCATATATAGGAGCAGCACCAACCTATGGTGTATTTGATAGACAAGTATTGGCAGGTGATGGTACAACCACATCTTTCAATCTTGATCATATGGCCGTACCAACATCTTTGTTGGTCGTATTAGATGGTGTTGTACAAGAACCAGAATATTCATATTCAACTAATCTTGCTGCCGGACAACCAAAGATTACTTTTTCAGAAGCACCAGATAACGGTGGTAGAATCTCTATTGTATATCTTGGTAATGAGATTCTTACTGCAACTCCTGCCACTTCATCTACATTTATAGATGAGTTTAATGGTGATGGTTCTGATACCACATTTACATTGACAAGAACTCCTGCCGCAAACACTGCTGGAAACTTTGCTGTATTTGTAGATAATGTATATCAAAGATATGGTTCTTCATATGCATACACGGTTAATGGTGCAACATTAACATTTACTTCTGCTCCACCTTCTGGAACAAATAACATTCAATGTATTCAATTGAATGGTGTGAACACACTAAATACTATTGCAGATGGAACAGTTTCAGTTGCGAAAGTTCAACAGGGCGTATTCGACCAAGCAGAAGATGACGCAACAGCATTGGCAATTGCTTTAGGATAATATAGGAAAAAAACATGGCGAACACATTCAAGAATGCTGCACTGGCAAATGTAAGTAATAGTTCTTATCAGACATTATATACTACCCCTTCAGCAACACAAACAGTTATTTTAGGACTTGCAATTGCAAACAAGACAACGAGTGCAGTTACAGTCCAAGTACAATTCAGAGATAGTTCTGCATCGGCCGACTTTCAGTTACTAGATGGTGTAACCATCCCAGCAAATACAACACTAGAAACACTTGCTGGTCAGAAGTATATTCTTGAGGCCGCAGATATTCTAAAAGTAAAAGCCGGAACTGGTTCGGCACTAGATGTCGTTCTTGGTTTCATGGAAAAAGCATAAGGGGAGTAATCTATGCCGTATCTTGGAAGTACACCAAATGCTAGTTTCTCTTCAAGAACTAAACAAGACTTTACTGCAAACGGTAGTACAACAGCATTCACATTAAGTAGTGCAGTTGCTTCTGCAAACGATATTGAAGTATTCGTAGGTAATGTTCGCCAAGAACCTACTGATGCTTATACCGTTAACGGAACAACTCTTACAATGTCTGAAGCGCCTGCAACTGGATTAAACTTCTATGTCGTATTCAAACAACTAGAAGAGAACTCAGTCGTTCCAGCAGATGGAACTATCAGTTCTGCAAAGATTGCTGCTAACGCAGTTACTACTGCAAAGATTACAAACGCAAATATCACTCAGGCAAAATTAGCATCTGGTGTCGCTGGCAACGGCCCTTCATTTTCAGCATACTTAAACTCAAATTTCAGTATATCGAATACAACACATACAAAACTGCGATTTGACGCAGAAGAGTGGGATAGTGATGGTTGTTTCGACAGTACAACAAACTTTCGTTTTACACCAAATGTGGCAGGATATTATATGATTGGTGGTCACTTCCAACCAAACGCAAGTTACACCGTAGGAACTACCACCCTTTATAAAAATGGAAATTTATATAGAGTTTTACATTGGAATCAACAAAGTGCAACAACACCAGCGCCTGTTGGTGGAACAACTTTGGTTCATATGAACGGAAGTAGTGATTATGTAGAACTTTATGGGTACATGACTGTTGGCCAACAAATTCAATCAGGCAGTGAGTGGACATGGTTTCAAGGACACATGGTAAGGAGTGCTTAATGACTTTGTATGAAAAAATAATAAAATTACACGATTCATTAAAAATTTCTGATTTCGATTTTGGTGGAACAATTGAACTAAGAAATGATGGTGATGGTGATTACATTGCAAAGTGGAATCATAAGACAATTAAACAACCAACACAATCAGAACTAGATGCTGTGGAGTAAATAGATGCCATTAAGTAAAATACAAGGAATTGAAGGACAGGTTACACCAAATCTTGGTCGTAGGAATCTTATCATTAACGGCGCTATGCAGGTCAACCAACGAGGCACTAATTCTAATATTACCTCTGGCAGTGCCAATTTCGGCCCAGATAGATATAAATTTCAAATTAATGATTTAGGAACTTGGGAACTAAGTCAATCAACAATAGTGCCTTCTGGTCAAGGATTTTCAAATAGTCTTAAATTAAATTGCACGACGGCTGACACTTCAGTTGCAGCGGCCTCTTATTTATTACTGCAACAAAGAATAGAAGGTGCCCACCTTCAGCATTTTAATTGGGGTACATCTTCAGCAAAAAATTTAACATGGTCGTTTTGGATAAGGTCAACTAAGACTGGAACTGTTAGCGTAGAGTTTCAACACCAAAATACCAGTGGTAATTATTATACTAGAAGTAGCACTTTTACTATTAGTGCTTCAAATACATGGGAAAAGAAAACTATTACTGTACCGTCTAACACAGCACAAGACGTTAAAAATCATCAAGGTGACGGAATTTATCTTTCATTTTGGTTTACCGCTGGAACTGACTGGACATCTGGCACATTTAATACTAGTACTTATTCAACTGGCGTATCAAACACCACTCGTGTTTCTAGTTCTGTACCAAACCATGCAGATAGTACAAACAATGAAATTTACTTAACTGGAATACAGCTAGAGGTTGGCGATACTGCTACAGATTTTGAACACCGCTCCTATGCAGAAGAGCTTGCGCTTTGTCAAAGATATTTCTATAGGTTCACTGGACACGGTACATTATTCTACGCTGATTATTACTCTAACGATACGTTTATCACTAAAGAACCATTGCCAGTTGAAATGAGGGTTAATCCTACAGTAACTACAAGAGGAACTGGTGGAAGTGGTAATACAGCATTTTCTTATACAAATTTAGCAGCAACTCCTACTATAAGTGCATCAGGCAAAACTTCAGTTGCCGTATATAGAGGCGTAGCATCTGCGGCAAGAACATATATCCATATATATAACACCACAGCTGCTTATTCAGTAGATGCAAGTGCAGAGTTATAGGAGAAGATGACATGAATATTACATCAGCACAATGGTTTGACGGCCCAACCGGCAACGAGAAGGGGGTTATTAAAGCTATTATTGATGGTCAAGTAATGTGGGTGCCTCCAGAAATAGGCAACACAGAATATGATGAAATCTTAAAACAAGTTGCCGATGGCGACTTGACTATTGCAGATGCAGAATAAATATGAAAAAGGAAATTAGATAATGCCATTCATAGGACAACAACCAATAACAGGTGCATACTCTAAGTTAGATGCTATTACAACATCTGCTACTGCAACATATAACTTGTTGTTGAATGGTAGTGCATACTCTCCTGCTAGTGCAAATCATTTGTTGGTTTCACTTAATGGTGTTATGCAGGCTCCACAAGATAGCTTCACAGTATCAGGTTCAACAATCACATTCGCTTCTGCTCTAACAAGTTCTGATAACATCGACTTTATCATGGCACTTGGAGATGTTCTTAATATTGGAACACCAAGTGACGGAACGGTTACTGCTGGAAAGATCGCCAGTGGTGCAGTGACAGATGCAAAACTGGCATCTACTCTAGACCTATCTGGTAAAACAGTTACACTACCAACTGGAACAGGTGGAAAAGTTTTACAAGTTGTACAAGGATTTGTTGGCACCACGGCTACTATAGCTTCGTCAAACACTAATAATTATGCAGACTTTACTGGCCTGTCTGCTTCAATTACACCATTATCGACATCATCTAAGATACTTGTTCAGGTAGATGTTAATTTTGGTTTTGAAGTTGGTACAATTCATTTCAGAGTAGTGAGGGGTTCAACAGCAATTGGAGTTCATACTGGCACACTAGGAGGCACTAGGCTTGCCTCATCTAAATCCTTCAGAGTGGCAGCAACACCTTATGCAATTCAATCTGCGAATGCTACCCTGACGCATCTTGATTCACCTAACACTACAAGTGCAACAACATACAAGTTACAGGGTACGTTAGGTGCAACTTATAACTCCAATATGTATATGAATCGACCCTACCATATGGGTGATACTAATGATTATAATGCAAGAAGTTCGTCAACAATTATTTTAATGGAGATTGCGGCATGATACATGAGGCTATTATTAAACTTTATCCTTCTGTTAAAAGTGTTGTTGGTGAAGACCCCCCTGTAGCATATGATGCAAACGGCGATGTTGTTTCTTGGGATGCAACTGCTGTTGCAGCGAAAGAGAAAGAATTGTTAGATGCTTATAAGTTGAGTTACTTGCGATATGAAAGAAACTTAAAACTTACAGAAACAGATTGGGTTGTCACTATGCACAAAGAGTTGGGAACAAACATTCCTACTGCATGGAAAACATACAGACAGGCATTAAGAGATATAACAGATGATGCAACATCGCTTGATGATGTTACATGGCCGGAGAAACCATAATGGCATTGATTAAAGTAAATAATAGAGGACAAGGGGTGCCTGTCAAGAATCTTATTGTCAACGGAAATTTTGAAGTTGACCAGAGAGGCTCTTTAGCATCGCCAGTTACGTCTGCATCATCAACATATCCTAGAAGTGTTGATGGACACTGGATGGGTGTAGAAGTGACTGATGGACAAATTTCTATGGGTAAAGTTGCTGATGCACCAGCTGGAACTGGACTCCAATCTTCTTTAAAAGTAACAGTTACATCAGCTGATACATCTTTAGCGGCAAACCAAAGGTGTCAGGCCTCACATTCAATAGAAGCATCTACTTGGCAACACCTTGATTGGCATACTTCAAATGCAAAACCTATTGCAGTTCAGTTTTGGGTAAAAAGTTCTATAACTGGAACTTTTGGTTTTACATTTAGAACTTCTGGTGCTGGAATGTCTTATACTCATCCATATACAATTAGTTCTGCTAATACTTGGGAAAAGAAAACATTTACTATTGCCGGCCCAACATCTGTTTTAGGTGGTAGTGTTGGTTCTAGTACAGATATTTTTTACTATGTAATTTTTGCTTTAGGAATTGGTACTGATTTTGATACTGGTGCTAATGGTGCATGGACTGCTGTTGGTAATGGTCAAGGAAGAAGTTCTCATACAAGTCTAATTGGAACAAATGGTGCAACTTGGCAAATGACTGGTTTTCAAATTGAAGAGGGTACTATTCATTCAGAATTTAAACACGAATCATTTGCAGAAAATCTAGAAAAATGTCAGAGGTATTTTGTAAATTGTGGTAAATGGTTTGTTC